ATGAATTTAATAAATAAAATATCATACAAGTACATTTTGACTATTGTTGGAGCATTGGGTTTATCTTATCCACTGAATCTCTTTATCTTTCAAAAAGATTCTAGCATACCTCACTTGTCAACCTTTGCGCTACTCTTGTCTATTTTTCTGTTAATTAAGGAAAAGAATAAAATTCTGATTAGTACTGGTACTACACTACTTTTCTTTCTTGTTATCCAGATAAATTATTCTTTTGTTTTTGGAGAAAGAGTATCAGTGTCAGTTCTTGACTCATTTATTGAGACGAATGAAAAAGAATCTCTGTCTATGGCAGGTCATTTATTTTTCATAATGTTATTGCCATCATTAGTGGTAACATTAGCTTTATTTTATCTAATAAGGAGAAAAACAAAAAATATCAAATTTCACATAACTCTAAAAGTTTTGCCCGTATTTATTTTCCTTGTCACATTTTATCTTAGTGCTTCCGCTGTCGACAAACAACTATTATCAGACATCAAAGAAGATAGTAAAACAATCGGTTTATTTATAAGGGATAGATATCCCGCTATTATTGGGGATTTTGCTTATTTGTATGTTTCTAGTTATTCAAATGATAAATATGCAAACATCAGCGAAATAAGTGAATTTAACGAATCAATAATAGGAAATAAAAAACCAAATATCAATACTATTATTTTAATAATGGGTGAATCATCACTATCAACTCATTATAGTGCATATGGATACGAATTAAATACAACACCAAACATGAATCGTATATTTTCTTCTAACGGAGGATGTATAATAAATAACGCACATTCTAGTGCGCCAATAACAAGAAACTCTGTTTCTATGTCCCTTGCTTTTCATACCCCAGAAAGCGAATTAAATTTATTTAAAAACAAATCAATAATAGAAATGGCTAAATCAAATGGCTATAAGACGTATTGGTTAGGCTCACAAGATCTAGATGGGCTCCACTCATCTAAATATGGGTTTATTGCAAAAAAATCTGATGTAATAAAACTCACAAACTTTAAAGATGACAACTTAAGTCATTTCTTGAATGAAGTTCTTTTAGATAATGAAGAAAATAAATTTATTGTAATTCACTTACATGGCAGTCATATGCCTTATAAGAATTACGACAATTCCGATAAGATGGCACTACCTAATGCTGATAGCTATGACTTAACTATCCATCATACAGATAGAGTTATAAATAATATATATGATGTCATTGATAAGGAAAGCACCAATTATTCTATGATATACACTTCTGATCATGGAGAAATTGTTAATAAAGGACATGGCTATCAAAAAGGCAGAAACCAATATCTTGTACCATTTATGTACAAATCAAACAACCATCAATATAACTGTCAGTTTATAGAATCATTTCGAAATAAAGATGGCTATTTGAGTGGATTGATGAATAAATATATTTTATCAAATCTTATCGGTTACGATATTGAGCCATCAATTCTTAATAAAGAAAGAAATAATGATAGAGTGTTAACAGCAGACGAATCCGTTTTGCCATTTTCACAGATAGAATAAAATAAAATAAAATATAAAATCACGACCACTTATTTAAGTGGTCGTAAACTATATCTCCATCGTATTTTACTATTTTGACAATACTACTTGATTCATCGTTTGGTCTCCGTTATGGAATCTCAGTATATAAGGAGGAATGAATTCAATATCTCCCCACCAACCACCAGACCATTGAGTCACAAACCGTCTACCTACTACTGGAACTTGCAGTGGCATATATTTTCCCGAAGAAGCTTGTTTGACATATACAAAGCAACCAGAAATATCTGCTGTACAAACCATATCTCCACGATTTTGTATATGACCATTCCAAACAACTATTTCTTGGGTTCTACGTGTGCCTGCATCACGCTGTAAATATCGGCTATCACTCTCTCCTCGGGTATAACACTCCCCCCTAACCGCATAATTTCCCGCCGGCTGATAATTCCCTACGGGTTGGTAGTTTCCGCGTAATTGATATCGGCCGTCTGATTCGTGTCTTGTGTAACTTTCCCCGCGAACAGCATAATTGCCAGCAGGGGCATAATTGCCTTTTGACTGATACCGATTATCTGATTCTGGTTTGGTATAACTTTCACCTTTCGGAGCATAGCTACCCGCAGGCGCATAATTGCCTCTTGGCTGGTACTTTCCGTCGCTTTCGTTCTTTGAGTAGCTATAGCCTGATTCTAAATAGTTCCCTTTGGGTTGATACTTATCATCGGATTCTGCCTTGATGTAGCTCTCCCCCTTCAGTGCATAGTTTCCCGCAGGCTGGTAGTTTCCTTTTGCCTGAAAACGGGTGTCCGACTCTTCCTTGTTGTAGCTGTACCCTGCGGGCTGGTAGTTCCCTAACGGCTGGAAACGCTGATTAGCCTCTTCTTTGTTGTACGCCCCCACATCCCCCGCCGTCAGGTCGGCTTTTAATTCCATCCACCCCTGACCCGCTTGCGGTTCTTCCTTGTTGTTCTCGATGCGGGACTGCCAGAGTTTTTGGTTGTGATAGACCACCGCACGCAGGGGGTACGGTTGCGCCTCTACCGACCATTTCGCCACCCCAAACGTCTGGATCTCCCCCACGGCTTCGGTGATATCGTGAAAAATCCCGTTCATCTTCTCACGTTCGATATCCTTTGCGGCGGGATCGGTATTCTGGTCACGCTCGTAATCATAACCGTACCCCTGCGTATACGAGACAGAGCCGTCCGGCTGGACTTCATTAGGAATAGAAACCCGGTCCCCTTGCGCCGCGAAGGGGGTTTTGAATGTTTTAGTCATGAAATTATGCTCCGAAGTTGCTGCTTAAGTAGTTGGTGTGTTTTTTACCGAAGCCAAAGGCTTTTTTGGTGACAATGCGGTATTTGACGCCGACGCCGGAGGGGCGCGGCATCAGGTCAAAGTTTTCCAGTAACACCCGCAAGTTTTCATCGGGGTTGAAGTTGAAAACGTAGTACATGTAAGTCATGTCGAGCGGGTCAAGCACAAAGACCTTGCTGTCATTGCGCCAGAAGAAGCGTTCTAAAAAAGTATTAATGTTAACTACCGTCGGGCTTTGGGTCAGGTTGAAGTAGCGCATACGGATAATCAGGCGCTTCTGACTGGTCGTCAGCATCAGGGTGTAATCGGCATTGCGCCGGAAATTACCCCTGAAGTTACGTTTCTTGCCAAAACCAACGCCGATTTTGGTCTTGTCACTGGGGGAAACATCTATCCCCAGCGACACATCCAGAATACGCGCCCAGACGGCCAGCCCGAAGTCATTGGCGGTGTCGATATTGAACACATCGCGATACCAGTGCTGCCAGAATGCCGCGCTGTGACGGTTAAAAGCGGCTGCCTTACGGGTCGCCAGTGTTTTCAGTTTGTCGGCGTTATCATACTGCCAGAGAATGGCGCGCAGCAGGTCAGAATGCAGATCCAGCGTCTGTATTTTCATGTGATCACCACCTGCACCGACCCCCGGTGCAACCGGGCGATTTCATTGAGTTTGATGGGGATAATCCCCACCTCCCACGCTTTGCCATCCAGTGACAGTTCGACTTTGGTGATAAATAACCGGGGTTCAATGGCATTGATGGCGGCGGATATCTCGAATGGCGAGACTTCACGCCCCACAATCAACCCGTCATCCCCGTCAATCTCACCACGTACCCATTGCTCAATGGCGGCGGGGATAATGCTTTGTGCATCCATCGTGGATTTTTTCACCGTCACCCGGCAGAAGGTCACTTTTTCGGTCGGCCGGTCAACGCGGATTTCGTATTCCTGACCACTCACCCGCTCGGTGACGGTAACGACTTCCTGCCCGTTATAGGCGGCACCGATGGTTTTGGTGCGTAGCAGGGCACGGGCGATTTCGTCACGGTCGCCCCCTTCCACGCAGACATAGACACTGTGGGGCAACAGTTTCATGCCATCAAAGGCTTTAACCTGCGGGCTGTAATTTTCACGGAATGACAGCGAGTTCACGCCCTCCAGCTCGTACAGGGAAGAGGTGATTGCCTCGCCCACGCTGACGGTATTCTTGGCCAGTGTCTGTTTACGTCTTCGCCGGGCGCTGACGTCCGATTCCGCTTCACGACCCACCACCGCGTGGGTGGGATTGCGGACGGTTTCCCAGCCCAGCACCGAACTGGCGACCCGCTCAAGGTGCCCGACTTTGCATTCAACCGCACCCAAGGCCACCGCCCGCATATCGCCTTTCGTTTTACCGTCCTTGCCGATAATCAGGGTACCGGTGGTTTCAAATAACGCACCCGTGACGGATCCCGCCTGTGCGCCTTTGGGGATAATGGTCTCAGGCACGCCGCCAAATTCGACGTTCGTCAGATAAGAATGGGTGGCCGCAAAACGACTGCCGCCCATCAGCGCCCAAATCGCATCAAGGAAAATGCCGCCCGCAAGATCCGGGTTAATCTGGTTGGCCAGCTCGGCATTGTTGCGTACCATCGCGTCGCGGTTCTCGGTCTCCATCGTCACCAGTACGCCCTGTGGGGTTTCCGGTGACAGGTCGATGTCCTGCCCGAACGCGGCGAAAAAGTCATTTTCCACATCGCGACGCAACTCTGCCGTGTCCGGCACAATCACCCCCTGACGGGTAATGTAGTGATAATCAGCCATTGAGGGTAAAACTCCCGTAAATTGAGCGGATCACGGCGATATAACGCAGTGCGTTATCCGCAATTTCAGCCTGAAAAGAGACCACCTCTTCCACCCCGTCCACCTCACGCATCCGTTCACGGAACGCCGCTTCGAACATCGGAATATCGGCACTGCGCCCGAAAGTGGTTTTCCAGTACGGGATCCCCTTATCGACCTTGTGCAGCATTTCCCCGCGCAGGGCACGGGCGTAGTGCACGCAAAGGTGACTGACCGCGTCGGCATCACGGGCCATCGCCAGATTGCCGTCATCCCCCAACAGCAGGTCATTGTTTTCATCCACCGCAAAGGTGATCATAGTGGCACCCCCGTGTTGCCGTCGCCGGTGTGTACACCGCTGTGTTGATGGTCATCGCCGATATTGCGCCCGTTATGGCGCATCGTACCGCCGCTGGAATCACTGTTACCGTGGATGGCATGGTTACCATTGATGGTGACATTGCCGGTAAATACCGTCTCCGGCGCATTGACTTCCAGTTTTGGTGCATCCAGCACCGCTTTGTCACTGTGTAGAGATAAACAGACTGAGCCATCCAGTGACTGGATCACCAGCGCGTCTAAGTTCTTGCCGTCAATCGCCCAGCCCTTGATTGTGTCGGGGAAGAACATGGCGTCGCTGAACGAATGGAGCCGGGCGGTGTTGGGCTGGTCTTCCTGCCCGCCGCGCTGGAATATCAGGCTGATATCGCGGTCGTTGGACTTCAGCCAGCCAACATCGCCGGGCTTGAGCGGCACACGCAGGAAGAAACCACCGCCGCCAAAACGAAACACCGGAATGTTATGCACCGGGGCGCGGGAAACGGTTTGCCCTTCTGTTGTCGCCATCATCACCAGAGGCTTGATCACCGCCCGGTTGGTCTGGTCGTCATAACTCACCACCGTCGCCGGCAGCATGTCCTCCACGTTTAACATCAGGTTACGAAAGGCCGCCATAAACTGCCCGGCGAGGCTGCCTTCGCTGGCAATATCGCTGTTCGGTTGATTCATGATTTAAGCTCGCTTACAGGTCGCGGTATAGAAAAAAGCGTCGTCGTGGGAGGCGATATCAAACTTGAGTTGTTCAATAAGGTAATCGCCGTTGAGGGATTTATTCAGTTTGCTGTCCAGCCGCAGCATACCGCCCAGTACGGACTCGCCGTCAATCAGGAAGCTGACGTCCAGTCCCTTTTCAGTGGCCTTGGGAATGCCGACCATGCCGGACTTCAGGGTCAGGATACGCAGCCGGTTTTTCAGGGATTTGCTGCTGTCTTTGACATACAACACCTCATCATCAATAAAGGCTTTCACCCCACCGGACTCCTGCAACCGGGTGATTTGGGACAGTGCCGCACCGCAGTAATACCAGTTGGCAATCTGTTTATCGCTGGCCTGAAAATCCAGTTTTACCTTGCAGTCATTGGCAATGCCCTGTGCAATCTCAGACAGTTTTTTCATTGCCCCACCGGAGGAAGAAATAATCTCACCACTGCGGCTGTTCCCGGTCTTGGCTTTTAGCGTTAAGGTCACATCGGGTGGCGAGGCAATTTCAGCGCTGACAATATCGCCGACAAACACCCGAAACAGGCCGGTATTCACCCGGCCGGCTTCCAGTATCAGGCGGCGCGGCTGTTTGCTTTTGGTGTACGGGCTGGTTTGGGTCAGGAGGAAATCGCGGGTGTCGGTGCTGAGGCCATCAATATTGACGGTACATTCATTTTGCAGGGGATTGCCGTACTTGGTGCCGGAAGCTGAGATACGCATCCCTTCGTACCAATTGAGCCGCCCGCTGACTTCAATCCCCAGCCTGATACGTCGCAGGTCTATCATCGTTGTTCCAGTAAATTAAGGTTTGGGTCGATTCGAACTGTTCCCACCAGGGCAGTTCGTGATTTTCCGTCAGCAGGGCAAAATTGCCGGCGGAACTCAAATAGGCATAGGGGATCAGGCTGGCATTGGGCACCAAGCGGCTGCCCTGAACCAGTATCACGTCATCACGCTGGATATCACACAGCATCATGTTTCGGGCGGCTTTGAGGGTGATCACCCAGTTGACATCGTCCAATGTCACCGCCAGCCGTTGGTTGGGAATAGCGCGTAAGGGAATTTCGCGCATGATTGACCTCCGCTATGATTTAGAGCCGAACAGGCTTTCGCCATCCATGATCCTGACGGCAACCGATTTTTTCCGCCCGCCCGCGTCCTTGGTCTGGACATTGCCCCGGTTGACCGTGCCGGACTGGGCTTTTTTTGCCACCCGGCGCGGGGGCAGTTCGCCATACTCCGGCTCGACTGTGCGCCATTCACTGAACCGCAGGGACAGTTTGATCGCATCGGCCATCTCCGGGACTTCATCATGGTAGAAATTGGTCAGGATCATCGGCTGGTAGGTTTTGACCCGCGTCTGGATACCGACCAACTGGTGGATATCATAGGCTTGCTGCATGGCGGCAAAGCTGTTTTTCAGTTCACCGGTCAGCAGTACCTCCATGCCAATTTCCACCGCCTCGACCACAATATGATCACTGCGGGTCTCGCCGTTCTCGACCTGAAACTTGGTCACCTTATGCTCATCCCGGACACTGATTTGTATCGGGCTGGCGGTTTCAAACAGGGTGGCGAAGGTATCCACATTAAAAATTTTAACGTCGGTGATCATACGGCTACCCCCGTGGCGGTTTGCTGGCCTAAGTCTTTCAGTTGGTTATTCAGTTCGCCTTTCATGTCCTTGGCAATACCCTGTGCATCCGTCGCTGCCGTTTTAATATTGACTTCCCCGATTTGCGTGTTGACCTCATTAGTCTGGTGCGACTGGTTACTGATAGCCTGACTGGTCACCGGGTTTAACGGGTTCTGTGCCGCAGCCATGAGTTTTTTATTGGCTGCCTCGACGCCCGCCACCACGTCAGCGGCATTGTTCCCGTCCGCCAGTTGCTGACGCAGTAACCGGATCTCCTTATCCAGCTCGCCGGTATCAACACCCGCCGCTTGTGCGCTCTTGCGTTTTGATGCCAGCACATCAAGGTATTGTTCGGCGTCTTTTGTCGTCACCTGTTGCTCAACATTCTGCTCAAGGGTGACGGTATCACTGCCAAACCCAAACCAGCCTTTAACCGTGCTGATACCTTTGGACACGGCATCCAGTCCGTTGCTGATCCAGCCAATGACTTTTTTCACCTGTTCCCACATCCATTTAAACGCCCCCACCACCGCATCCGAGACGGTATCAAACACACCGCTGAACTGGCTGCCCCATTTGGTCAGGGCAGCCACCGACCCCAGCAGCCAGTTAATAAACGCCGTGATTTTCTGATCCATATAATTAAAGGCGGCAATCACGATATCGGCGACAAATTTCACGGCTACCTTGAGGTAGGATAATCCAATGATTAATGTCGTCTCATTTTCTGGCGGCAGGACATCGGCATACCTCGTATATTTGATGGAGCAGCGCCGCCAACAGGGTGAGGATGTCCGCTATGTGTTTATGGATACAGGAGCAGAACACCCAATGACCTACAGATTTGTTAGAGAGGTCGTGAAATTCTGGGATATTCCGCTCGTTGTATTACAGGCCGATATTAATCCCCAGCTAGGGGCATCGAATGGTTATACAGTCTGGGAACCGAAAGATATTCAAACACGGATGCCAATATTACAACCGTTCAAGGAAATGGTAGAAAAATATGGTACTCCCTATATCGGAGGGGCGTTTTGCACCGACCGCCTGAAACTGAGACCGTTTAGAGATTATTGTATCGACCATTTTGGGCGCGGCAATTATCAAACATGGATAGGTATTCGTGCAGATGAGCCACGCAGATTAACCCGCAAGGCTGTGGTGAGTTATCTGGCTGATATCTCAGATTTTGACAAACAGGATATTTTAGATTGGTGGAAAGATCAGCCATTTGATTTACTCATACCTGAACATCTGGGAAATTGTGTTTTCTGTATCAAAAAGAGCAGTAAGAAAATTGGTTTAGCATGTCAAGATGAACCAATAATGAAAAGAGTATTTGAAGAATACTGCATTAAAGGGAAGTATGTTAGGGATGGGCGCTGGATTAACACAATAAGTGCAATGTGCGCCCCGTATAGGCTTCGATGGGGGTTAGCCCATTTAAAACCTTTCTTGGTGTCATATTTAATCTTAATT